TCGAATCCGCCGTGGCGACGGATCGAACGGTGAGTGGACCAGCGAATCAATGAAGCGGTACGGCTTGCTGAGGCGGGCCAAGTACGGCAAGTACGATCTCACGAAATACAACGGCGAACTAGGCCGTGCGTGGGGTCGGTCGGGCGTAGGCGTCCCGGATGAACTCGAACCAATTGGTAAAGAGCATCCGATTAAGACGGCCGCCCTGGTCACGACCTGGGAACAGGCCGCTGACAGTATCTCGAACGGCTATCCCGTCCTGATCTGCTCCAGCGTCGGCTATAGCGGTCGTTTTGACCGTGACGGATTCCAACGTCACAACCAAGTTTGGTATCACGCAATGCTCTTGATCGGTGTGGACCGACGCAAGGGTAAGCGGCAAGGCGGCTGCATTTTGAATTCCTGGGGACCGAGTTGGTCCGAGAATTCTGTGCCGCACGAGCTTGGCACACCGTCCGGGGCATTCTGGGCGGATTCGTGGGCCATTCACAAAGCTCTCCAAGAACAAGACAGCTATGCGTTGTCTGAGTTCGTCGGATTCCGAAAACAGAGTCTCGACTACAACTTGTATTAAGGAAACTTTATGAAGGCGTGGGTGTTTTATGTTGCGTGTCTGGTTGCAATTCAAGCGGTGGCTTCTCAGCCTGCTGCTTTCGCTGTCGAAGGGCCAGCCTATAAGCTGGTCGAAGGCGGTGAACGAACTGGTGGCAATCATCAATCGGGCACTCGATACGACCGAATCATCTTCCTCAACCAAACCCCCGGAGACTGGACCGCAGTCCCCCAGCGAGTTGCCCAATCGGCGACGGCGGTGGCTGCCCCGGATGTTCAATCGGGATGGGTGAAATGTCCTTGTGACGGCGAGTGCAACTGCCCCGTCGAGCAAATCTGCAAGGATCACAACTGCAAGAAGAACTACGTCGTGCTGTTCACAGCACGATGGTGCGCGGCCTGCCCCAGGATGAAAAAGGTCGCCGACGAGCTTACGGCCCAAGGATACATCGTCTATGTCGTGGATTTCGACAAAACCGAAGAGTGGGCACGCGATCATAAGATCACGCATGTACCGACGACTATCGTCTTTGACGACGGCAAGGAAGTCCGGCGATTCGTAGGTGTTACATCCATCGACTTGATTAAAGATGGACTCAAGACCAAAGCCGACCAGCAGAAGGCTGAACCGGCCAAGCCCTACCAATTCTAATGGAACCGACACCCAATTTTGCGGCGGGCCTTCAAATGGCCCATGACCAGCTTCTCGCCGAAGGGAAGCTGAAGAAGGAAGATGGGGAAGCGGTCAGGAAACTCCTGGCAACACCCATCGTGCGACGGCCGAACGGAGAACGCATTCGGCCGATCTACCGTACACACGTTCGTGTCCGAACACTGTACGCGAAGACCGAGAAGGTCATCGTGATCGGTGCCCTTGACTGGACCAAGATGGTCGAGTGGCTCAAGGAACACTGGGTCGAGATTGTCAAGACCATTCTGACAGTCCTCATGTTCATCATCTAAGGTGCAGTATGAGCCGGCGAACTCGAAGATGCCGGAACTGTCCTGATTCGCCGCAAGCGCCGCCATTGCCACAGAGCAAGGTGGCCCAGACGGAGCAGAAGCCCGCTTCAGTTCTATCGCAACGTGTCATTGACACCGATAGCGAAGGACTGCGACTCTGGAACCACGTTCTATTCGGAACGAAGACTTGCTGCGATATGATTCAAGGGTATGCCGATCTCGGAATGCCCGGCGACCCCCGTCTGAAGATTCGTGAACTGATTGGCAGTCTCACGAATACTCTCCAACAACTTGAAAGCAAACATGCGAATCCCTGTCCCGAGCAGTGTTCACCCACTCGTCCGTCTGACCGCTAACATTCCTGGCCACGACGCCGTTACTGGAGAGTTCATCTCCGGTATGCCCTCGTGGGATTTGCCGCTCCCGGAAGGCGTCAGCGAAGAGGAAGTCGGCATCGTTGCTGACTACTTGAAGGCCAATCACGAAGTCGCCGATTCAGTCGTGGTGCAAGTCGCCATCGAGAAGCCGGCCACCGAAAAGGAAGAAGATGCCGAAGAGCTATCCGAAACCGAAGGCACCGAAGTCGGGGACGAAGAAATCCCCAACGATGCCAATGACGAAGCCTAAGCCCATTGGTGTGTGCTAGGCCGCCCGAAACACGACGCCGAAACGACCCAACACAGAACTAACCCTGTGCGTCGAACTCCCCTACTTCATCTGAAGCGGCGTCCTAATCCAGGTTAGGAACAATCAGATGAATTCGTCGCTTTTAGCGGACTTTAAGAAGGCAATCGCCGATGGATTGGTGAGCAACTCATTGACGAGTTGTTACCGCTGGGCCACGAAGCGCAGAAAAATCCCAGATGTTGTAACCAACGAACTGTTGTTCTACAACGACCGGTTGCACCCGTGGGTATCAGACCTTCACGATACTAAAGCGTCCTTCAATTATGTGATGAAGGCCGCCCAGATCGGTGTAACAGAAGTCGCTATCAATCGCGCCTTCTATCTGATTGACCAAATGCGTCGGGACGTGCTTTACGTTCTGCCGACTGCATTGACCGCTTCCGACTTCTCGAAGGCTCGTTTTAACGTCGCCTTAAAGAACAGTCCGTATCTGGCGGGTATCTTCACTGATACAAACGCCGTCAACCTCAAGCAAGCTGGTACGAATACGCTGTACATCCGTGGCTCTCGCGGTGATAGCAACCTTGTGTCGATTCCTGTGTCCGAGTTAATCTTGGATGAAGTGGATCGGATGGACCAGAAGCAAATCTGGTTGGCACTTGAACGGTTGAGTGGCCAAATGAAACGGTGTGTGTGGGGAATCTCCACACCCACCATTCCGAAATATGGCATACATAAGCTGTATCTCACCGGAACTCAAGAGCACTTCATCTTCCAGTGCCCACACTGCTCCAAGCATACGGAGTTTGTTTGGCCGGACTGTGTGGAGATTATCGGCGAAACAGTCGGTGATCCACGCTGCAAGGAATCATTCCTGAAGTGCAAAGAGTGCAAGCACAAGCTGGATCAGCAGGACAAGCCAAACTTCCTTCGATCAGCCAAGTGGACGGTCACGGCTCCCAATCCAAACTTTGATGTTCGGACATTCCATCTCAACCAGCTTTATTCGTTCACCATCACGGCGGGCGACTTGGTTGTGGCTTACTTCCGTGGTCTCGGTGACGAGGCGGCAGCCAAGGAATTCCATAACTCCAAGTTGGGGCTACCCTTCATTGGTGAAGGCGCTCAAGTCACAGATGGACAAATCGACGACGCAGTTAAACCCTACACAATAAGACAAGCTGTCCGACCGAAACGTGGTCGAGAACGACTTATTACGATGGGTGTTGACCAAGGCAAGACTTCATACTGGGTAGTTTGCGAATGGTTTGTGGATCGTTTTTCAAATGATCTCAATGTCGCAGCCAAGTGTAAGATTCTGGCCTTTGGCAAGTTTCTTGACTACGATTGGGCGCAACTCGACGAATTGATGGTCGAGTGGCAAGTTATGGCCTGCGTTGTTGACGCCGACCCTGAAATCAATGAAGCCCGGCGGTTCGCTAAGAACTATCCTGGCTTCGTCTATCTGTGTCGCTACCGCAGCGGCAAGGTAGGTAAAGAAATTGCAATCAGCGAAGAGGATACTTATGCCCCTATCGCTACCGTTGACCGGACAAACTGGATGTCAGCGAGCCTTGGTCGCTTCAAGACACAACGAATCGAAGTTCCGGCAGACATCACATTGGAATTCCGCGAGCAATTGAAAGCACCTGTCAGAACCTACGAGAAAGACACGCACGGCAACCCCGTAGCGGTTTTTGTTGAGACTGGCCCGGACCATTTCGCTCACGCTTTCACTTATTCCGAAATCGCCCTCCCTCTGGCGGTCTCGATCACCACAGGCCAGGACGTTGGGAAGTTTTTGTAATGGCAACCACAACACAAGCTCCCCTCCGCCTCATTGACTCACGTCACCCTAGCTTCTTTTCGGGTTGGACCGATTGGGAGAAGTGGCGATTGACTTACCGGGGCGGTCCAGAGTTCCGCGAACGCTATCTTCGCAAGTTTGACTCACGAGAAGACGACACCGAGTTTCAGGAACGAAAAGACCTGACTCCTGTTCCGTCCTTCGCCAAGGCCGTGCTGAATGAAATTCGCAATGCGATTTTCCAGCGGCTAGGTGACGTGGTTCGACGAAACGGGACCGATGCCTACCAGAAAGCTGTCGCAGGCGAAACTGGTGGCGTTGATCTGCGAGGATCGTCGATGAACTTCTTCCTGGGCGACAAAATTCTCACCGACTTGCTCGTGATGGGCAAAGTCGGTGTTTACGTTGATGCCCCGGAGATCAATAACATCCCCACACTAGCGGATGTTGGTGATCGGCGTCCGTATCTCTACAGTTACGCTGTGGAGGACATTTTGAATTTTAACTCGTCGAAGCCTGAAGAGCCGAGCGAGTTCAAGTCCATCCTGCTCCGAGATACGGTGCTCAACTATGACATGCTGACACTCCTACCATTGGACTACACCCAGCGGTTCCGTCTTGTGTATATCAATCAGGAGACGGGTTTCGTGAATGTTCAATTCATGGACCCGAACGGTGACAAGATCAGTCGGGATGGTGAGCTTGGCGGCGGTCCTGTCGAATTGAAAATCAAACGCATTCCTTTCGTTCTTCTGGATATTGGGGACAGCCTGTTGAAGGATGTCGCCGAGTACCAGATTGCGTTGCTCAATATCCTATCGAGTGACGTGAGCTATGCTATTCGGTCGAACTTCCCGTTCCTTGCCATCCAGCGCGATCCTCGCGCGGCCGGCGGACACCTGAAGTCGGCGGCCACTGATGGTTCCGCCCAGACGGGCGGCCAAGGTGCTCAAACAGAGATCATGCGAGTAGGCCCGACCTACGGCAAATACTACGACAAGGATACGAACAAGCCCGAGTTTATCGCTCCACCTTCTGAGCCGTTGCAGACCAGTATGGCTCTACGGAAGGAAATGGAGCAAGACATCCGCAAGCTGGTCAACCTGTCAGTACAGGGGCTTGCGGGTCGGGCTTCGGCAGAGTCGAAGTCAATGGACAACCAAGGACTAGACGCTGGTTTATCTTTCATCGGTCTAATCCTGGAAGGTGCCGAACGTCGCATTGCCGATTTCTGGGCTTCCTACGAAGAGCGAGAACCCACAAAGCGGAAGATCGCTTCGGTTAAGTATCCCGACCGGTACTCACTGAAGACTGACAAGGATCGAATTGAGGAAGCCAGTAAGCTGGCCGAATTGATCGCTGCTGTTCCGAGCCGTATCGCCCGGAAGGAAATCTCTAAGAACTTCACTCATGTTCTGCTGCAAGGCAAAATCAAAGTGGACATCTTGGACAAAATCTCCGACGAAATTGATTCTGCTCCGTACACGACAAGTGACCCGGACACCATCATTAAAGCTCGTGACGCTGGTATCGTTGGCGACCAAACCGCTTCTATGGCTCTCGGCTTCGAGGATGACGAATACCTCCAGGCTCAGAAGGACCATATTAAGCGTGCCCAGGAAATCGCAAAGGCTCAAGGCGTAGCCAAGGCTGAAAGTGATCCTGGTGCTCGTGGTGTTGATGACTTGTCGGCCGATCCCCAAGCTGCGGCTAAGGAAAAGGCTGAGAGTAGGAACACCGATCTGAAAGTCTCAACCAAGAAGCCGGTTCGCGGCGAAGGTAAATAAGCATGGACAT